ATGGCATCACCTGACTGGGAGGCCATCGAGTCGGCTTACCGGGCTGGCTCGTTGTCCATACGCTCGATCGCAGATAAACACTCGGTAACAGAAGGCGGCATACGCAAGCGAGCCAAGCAGAATGGCTGGCAGCGAAACCTCACAGATAAAGTGAGGGAGGCCACCAAAACAAAACTGGTACGCAGTGAAGTACGCACAACCGGTACGCAGAAAGAAGTGCGTACTGATGAAGAGATTATCGAAGAGGCTGCTGATGAGGCGGCCTCAGTTGTTATGGCACATCGCGAAGGCCTGGCAGCATGGCGCGGCATTACCAATAAGCTTCGGGACTTCCTGGAAGATGCAGAAATCACCGAAGACAACCACGCTTCAATGTCACGCTCGATTACCGCCGGTGTCGATGCTCAAATCAAAGTGATTAACGCAGAACGCAAGGCGTACAACCTCGACACTGATGAAGGCAACAAATCAGTCGATAACATTTCTGACCTGATGGATTCTTTGTCTCAGGGGGCGTAATGAAACCTGAGCACCTCAAGCTGCTGGCTGACAAAGACTGGCGGCTGAATAATCTCTACTGGATAAACGACAAAGAAGGCAAGCCGACACGCTTCAGGATGACACCTGAGCAGCGCGAGTACTTCGAAGGCATCCACACACGAAACATCATCCTCAAAGCTCGCCAGCTTGGATTCACGACTGAGGTCTGCATTATCCAGCTGGATGCGGCCTTGTTCGAGTCTGCCAAATGCGCCCTGATCGCCCATACGCTGAATGACGCCAAGCGCCTGTTCCGCGAAAAGGTGAAGTACGCATATGACAACCTTCCCGATGAGATTAAAGCAGCGAATCCGGCCAGCAATGACTCTGCAGGTGAGTTAGTTTTCAAGAAAGGCGGATCGCTATACGTCAGCACGTCATTCCGTGGCGGTACGCTGCGCTACCTGCATGTTTCCGAGTTCGGGAAGATATGCGCCAAGTATCCAGACAAAGCCCGTGAGATTGTCACTGGTGCGTTTGAGGCGGTATCAACCGGTTGCTTTGCCACTATCGAAAGCACAGCAGAGGGCCGGGCGGGTTACTTCTTCGATTATTGCCAGACCGCCGAAAAGGCACTGTTGCAGGGTAAGAAGCTCTCACCGCTCGACTGGAAGTTTTTCTTCTTCTCCTGGTGGAAGAATCCCCAGTACGCAATTGACCCGGTAGAGGCTTTACCGCCGCGCCTGGTTGATTACTTTGCTGAGATGGAAGCCAAGCACGGCGTTATCCTCGATGACCGTCAGAAAGCCTGGTACTTCGCCAAAGAGAAGACGCTCGGCGACGACATGAAGCGTGAATATCCAACTATCCCCGCTGAAGCATTCCAGCAATCCGTTGAAGGCGCTTACTACGCCAAGCAGTTCCGCTGGCTCTATACCAACAAACGCATTGGCACCTTACCTGATAACTCACATCTACCGGTTCACACGTTCTGGGATATTGGTGTGGGCGACTCAACGGCTATCTGGTTCGTGCGCGAAGTTGGCGAAGAGTTTCACATCATTGACTACTACGAAAACTCCGGTGAAGGGCTGCGCCATTACATGAAGGTGCTGAAAGACCGTGACTATGAATACGGTGAGCACTGGGGGCCGCACGACATCGAAAATCGCGAGTTTGGCTCTGATGCCAAGTCCCGCAAAGAGCTGGCGCGCGAAGGCTACGAAATCGACGGCCAGACCTACTCCATGACATTCAAAGTGGTGCCTAAAACTGGCGTTGATACCGGCATTGAGTCCGTGCGTGAAATCCTGCCTAAGTGCGTATTCGACGAAGAGAAGTGCGCTGAAGGCATCACCCGCCTCGAAGGCTATCGCAAAGAGTGGGACGACAAGCGCGGCTGCTGGAAAGACAAGCCACTTCACGATCACACATCACACGGCTCCGATGGGTTCCGCTACTTCGCTGTTGCGAAGAACAACCACAAGTCAGTCGGCGCAATCTTCTTCTAAGGAGCACCAGTGAGTGAATTAACAACCGAGGCGCAATTCCTCGTTAACGCCCTTACTGATGCTATAGGGCGCCAGCGCATGCTGTACGCAGGCATGAATGGCAATACCAAGAGAACAAAGCTGTGGGATGAGTTTGGCTATCCAGAGCAACTCACCTTCGATAACTTTCACCGGCAATACCGCAGGGGCTCTACCGGATTCGCAGCCGTGCATAAGCTCCTTGATTCATGCTGGACCGATAATCCGACCATCATTGATGGCGACGAATATCGCGAATCAACCAACACAACAGCCTGGGAGAAGGCAGTCACCAAGCTGATGAAAAAGCACTGGGCGAAGATTAAAGATGCCGATCGCCGCAACATGGTTGGCCGGTACTCTGCTCTGCTGATTCAAGTCAGGGATAACCGTGACTGGAGCGAGCCGGTAGATATCGCGGTCGTTAAGCGCCTTGGCTCGAAAGCTCTGGTGAAGCTAATCCCGGCATGGGAAGCGCAGATTACGCCTGGCAATACGGATGTGGACACACACTCGGAAACCTACGGCCAGCCGGTCAGCTACCACTTTAACGAGCAGCCGGTTGGTGATGATAAAGCAACGGGTAGCCCGCGTGCGGTTCAGGTGCATCCCGATCGCATCATCCTGTTATGCGAGGGCTCTGAAGACGAGAACATCCTCTCGGGCATTCCCCTTCTTGAAGCCGGCTATAACGACCTGTTGGACATCGAGAAGACGAAAGGCGGTAGCGCTGAAGGTTTCCTGAAGAATGCCAGCCGTCAGCTGGGTATCAGCTTTGATTCCCAGACGGATATGAAAACCCTGGCGGATATGGCGATTAAGGCCGGTTACAAAGACCTTGGCGAGGCCATGAACGACAAGATGATGAAGTTGAATCGCGGTACGGATTCGGCTCTGGTCACGCAGTCTGGCACTACGTCAGTGCTCTCCGTTGCAGCAGCTGACCCAACACCGAGCTGGACAGTATCGGCTAACCAGTTCTGCGCAACGATTCAATGCCCGTTCAACATCCTGTTTGGCAAGCAGACTGGCAACCTTGCCTCTGAAGAAGACAAGACAGCATGGGCTACGCGTTGTAATGGCCGCCGCTGGGGATTCATGAGTGACTTGGTGACGCGAGTAATTGAGCGCTTCTGGGCTATCGGCATCATCGACCCACCTTCAACCGGTGAGGTCACACTGGCATGGTCTGACCTTCTCGCGCCAAGTGAGAAAGAGAAGATCGCCAATATGCAGGCGCTGGCTGACGTAGCTCAGAAGACGCAGCAGGCATTCGGCACATCAGCAGTTGATGTGAACGAGATACGCGCCGCCGGTGAGCTTGAGCCAATTAAAGAGCCGGCAACACCTGACCCTGAAGCCAAAACAACCGATAAGGACCCGCTGACAGATGACGACGACAGCGACGACCCGAATCGGGACACCGATAGTTACGCGCAATAAAACCGATCCCACACAATCAGCCAGGCAGGTTGGCCGGATGTATCGTGACATTGAGGCGCGCTACCTCGACATCAAGCGCTCACTGAAGGCGCTATTCGATGAGCGTTTAACCGGCCGGGTAAGAGAGTCTAACGCTGAGCAAACCTATATGGTCTGCAACAACGTGGAATCCCCCGCCACGCTTTACCAGTGCAACGCTGGCACGTACATCTACGACATGACAGCCATTCAGCTTGCTGACTTGTTGCAACGCGTACAGGTGATTCTGGATGATGCGTTGCTTGATGGCGGCAGCCAGAACTTGTGGGCATTCGATTATGTTGGCTCGGAGTATGAGCGCGGCACGCTTAACGCTTTCACTAATTTATCTGTTCAGTCGCCGTTATATGCTCAGCAAACCACCTTGATGCAGCTGCTCAGCACTGCGGCATACCAGAATCAGATAGCCGCAGCTTATGTTGCAACCTACAGCGATTGGGTAGGCATCAGCGACATAGCGCGCGCCGACCTGGCTAACGTGATATCCGATGCGATCGGTAGGGGAGTTAACCCACGAGAAACAGCCCGCATCATCAGTAAGCGTCTCGATGTCTCAATGGCGCAGGCCAAGAACATTGCACAGACCGAGCAGGTTGGAGCGCTTCGTAAGGCTCAATGGCAGGAAACTGACTGGGCAAAAGACAGGTTGGGCCTCAACACCGCGATTCTCTGGCTTTCTGCATTGAAGCCTACAACACGAACCTGGCACGCGGCCCGGCACGGGCGCACCTACACCACTGAAGAGGTTGAGGCGTTCTACGCAGAGCGCGGCAACCGCTATCACTGCTACTGCGCCAACATCCCGGTAATTCTGGGCGATGACGGCAAAGTGGTTAATGAAGGTTTGGTCAGCAGGTTGGCCGAAGAGCGTAAGCAGTGGCAGCAAGCCGCATAACAAAACCCCATCAATGAGGAAACAGCATGTCACGCATCTGCGTAAACGTGCTGTCGGTCATCAACTCCGCTTCAAACATCACATCAGAAACAATCGATGGCGTTGAGCACATCGTCGTGAAGGGCGTCTGTCCTGTTATCGACGATATCGTGCTCAATGGCGGACTGTACCCGGCAGACGAGATAGCAAAAGGCTTTAAGAGCCTTGAAGGTAAACCCATGCCTTATGGGCACCCAAAGATTGAAGGCCAGTATGTCAGCGCCAGCAATGTGCGTGCTGTGAACGAATTCCATATTGGCGCCTTCGCTCGTAACGTCCGCAAAGATGCCGATCGCGTTCTGATGGATATGTGCATTAACCGCCGATATGCCGAGGCAACTGACAAAGGCAAAGAGGTTGTTAATCGCCTGGACGATATGAAAGCCGGTAAGGACGTTGAGCCGATCGGAGTATCAACCGGGCTGGGCCTCAATAAGGTTGCAGGTCAGGGCGTTTCAAAGGGCAAGAAGTACAGCTGGCTGGCAACTAATCAGGACTATGACCACTGCGCCATTCTTCTTCATGAGACGCCAGCTGGAACACCTCAGGAAGGCGTCGGAATCTTCGTTAATGCCCAGGGTGATGAGCTGGAGATTCAGACTGCTAACCTGGCTGATGCCTCTGACCTTACTCGCGAAGGCCTGCTCAACAAAGCCAAGTTCTATTTCACCAACGCTTCGAATTTCTCATTCGACGACATCCAGCGAGCCATCAGCGACAAGCTTCGTGAAGGGCGTAGCACTGACTCATACCTCTGGCCCGAATCAGTGTGGCCGGACACCTTCATCTATCGCGATGACACCAAATATTTCAAACAGAAGTACCTGATCAACGATGACGGCACCGCTGAATTCGTCGGAGATCGCCAAGAAGTCGTGCGCAAACCTACTGAGTACGAAATTAAAACCAACGGAGAAGATGATCCGATGAAAGACCTTATCGTTAACGCGCTCAAAGCTGCTGGTAAGCCGACTGAAGGCAAGTCAGATGCTGAGCTGATGGACGCATACAGCCAAATGGCTGCTGAAAAAGCGTCAGCCAAACAAGAAACGCCGGAAGAGAAGGCCGCTCGCGAGAAGAAAGAAGCGGACGAAAAGAAGGCTAAAGTAACTGCCACCAATGGTGAAGAAATGCCAGCCTGGGCGAAATTGCTCACTGAGCAGGTGACCGCCATCAACAGCCAGATCAACGCCAGCTCTGACAAAGAGAAGGGCGAAAAGCGCGCCGCTGTTAAAACCAAGTTTGGCCTCGACGACATCGCGGTTAACGCGCTGGACGGCGCTGCGCTTGATGGCCTGTATGCCCAGTGCCAGACCTCAATTGGCCTGAACGGTTCTTTCCGTCAGACCGCTACCAATCAATCTGTCAGCGAAATGCCGGAGTAAATAATGGCTAAAGATGGAAAGCACGTAATTCACGCGGGCGGTGTATTCCCTAACCCACTGCTTAACCGTGAAGGCGCAGCTGCTGCTGCCACCAAGCCTGGCATCATCGGTTTCTTTGATGCTGGCAAATTCACTGCTTCAGTTGATGGTAACGAAAAGGCAATCCTCTATGTTGCCAACTACGACTACCTGCGCTGCCTGACAGTGGATGACAGTATCCCGCTGGGTGAGCTTATTGTCGGCATCCAGCCAATGCAGGGAATGTTCCTGAACGTACGCGCGGCAGCCGGCACCTATAAAAAAGGCCAGCCGCTGTCTATCGCAAATGGGCAAGTTAAAGCGCAGGCCGCTGACGAGTCCATTCGTTGCTATGTCGAAGAAGACAAGGCATTTACCGCTGCTGCAGGTGACCTGCTGCGCGTTGTGATTAAGTAAGGAGCACCTGAATGTTTGTATACTCCCGTGCTGTCGGTGAGCGCACCGGCAACTTAGAAGTTAACCAGTCTCAGTTCGCCCAACTGCAGGCTGCCCGTCAGGAAGGTGCGCAAGCAGCTGCTGACTTCATTGGTCGCGCCCGCGGCATCAGCGAAGATCGTGGTCGCCTCGATGCTGTGAACGCAGTGGACGATATCCGTCGACTTTACCGCGCATTCGATACCACGGTATTGGCGCAGTTCGAACCAACCACGCAGTTCACGTTGCTGAACGACCTGATGCCGCTGTCTCGCTCGGTGCGCATTGAGCAATCCCGTTACGATTACGCTCGTACCGGCGGCCGTGGCTGGGCTCATACCTCGATGTCTGGCCAGATTGGCGCTGCGCTTGACGCAAAGTCCTTCACCTTCGACGGCACGATGGTTCCGGTGCACGACTCAGGCTTCAAGTTCAACTGGCGCGATCCTATCTTCAATAGCCCGTCCGCTCTTCAGTCTCAGGCCGATGCGCAGCGCGGTTCTGTTGAGGATGTGCAGCGTCAGTATGTTGATTACATGTTCAACGGCTTCCGTGACCCTGAAGGAGCCTACGTTAAGTTCGATGGCCTGACCTGGAAAGGCTTAAAGGCTGATGAGCGTGTTGCTCAGGTCTCCCTGACCTTTAACTTCGCAACCAGCACCGATCCTGTTGCGCTTCGCACCAATGCGATTGCTTTGCGCGACACCATGCGCATTACAAACAACCAGTACGCTCCGCAGACGTGGTATGTGTCAGCAGAAATCATGTCGAACTTTGAGCGCTACTTCGATGTGAATGCTACCCGCACCGTGCTGGAAGAGATCATGAAGTTATCCGGAATTGAGGCCATCAAAGAAGATGCGCAGCTGTCCGGAAACGAAATCCTGATCGTACCCCTGACTGCCGGCGTCATTGCCCCAATCGTTGGCCAGGCCATCGGCACCGTTGCCGACCCGCGCCCGTTCTATAACAGCGATTACATCTGGCGCACCTGGGGTGCAATGGGCTTGATGGTTAAGCAGGACATCAACAGCAAATTCTCCGTAATCCACGCCTCTTAAGGAGCAATCATGGCACTTGTAAAAATTCTGGTTAATAACCTGTTTGCCGGTGCCAGCTTCCAGAAACTGGAGGCTGGCCGGGTATATGACGTTGACAAGTCGGTTGCTGAAAAGTGGATTGACGCAGGCAAAGCAGAAGCTTCGAAAGAGAAGGGCGAAGCGCTGACCTTCGAGGTGGCGACACCATCCACGCCTGCATCCACTGATACCTCGGTTCTTCAGTCTCAGCTTGATGCTGCTAACGATCAGATTACAACCCTGACCGACGCAGCGGAAGCCAAAGACAAAGAGCACGCCGATGCGCTGGAAGCGGCTAATGCAAAGCACGCAGAAGCGCTTGCGGCTGAAACAGCCCGGGCCGATGCAGCTGAAGCAGCACTGGCTGACGCAACTAAAAAGGCGAAATAACCATGGTAGAGCAGATAACGGCCACGCAGGTTAAACAGCAGTTATCTGCGCTGGGTTACTCCGTGCCGGACTTCATGATTGATGCCTACCTTTGCAAGCTGGGCAGCATAAGCATGTGCCTGGAGGCGGCTGGCTACGATGAGTGCGACATGATGCTGATTCAGGTGTACGCCGTGACGTTGATGGCAGTAACCGCATTCAGTCAGCGCATTAAGTCACAGTCAGCGCCTTCAGGGGCGTCCCGATCCTTCGATTACAGCGGCGATGTGAAGACAATGCGAAACACACTGGCGGCTCTGGATACATCAGGATGCACTGCGCTTTTGCCGATCGACGTTGGCACAAGCGTTGGATTCTTCGATGTGGTAGGTGGTTGCTGATGTGGATACCAGTGTCTGAGCGTTTACCAAAGCCATTCAATCGCGTGTGGGTGAAAACTGATAGCGACAAGCAGACTACCGCTTATGTTACTGCGGCAGGTGAGTGGCGCATTAACTGCCCGCGCATTGCGGCTGAGGGACCTACCGTCGAGAGCTGGAGTGAATAGCTATGTCATCACTTGCTTCGTGGAGTTACACCGCTGAGTGCACCATATGGAGGAATCTCGGCGTTAGTGATGCAGGGGACAGAACCTATGCTGAGCCGCTGGTGATTCTGGCGGACTATCAGGGCGGGCTGTCTAAACGGCTTGGCTCTATCGGTGCTGAGATTGTCGTAAAGAACACCATCTGGACGGAGTACGCGCTGGCTCAGGCTGGCGATTACATCCTGATTGGTGCGTCTGATAATCCCGACCCGCTGGCGGCCGGTGCTGATGAGGTGATGCAGGCTATTCGTTATGCAGACACTTTTGAGCGGCTTGTTGATGACTGGGCGATCCTGACGGGAGTTTAGTTATGGGCGTGAAGGTACAAGGTGTCAGGAAGGCTCAGCAGAACCTCGATCGGTTAATTGGTGACATCCAGGGGAGGAAGGTTGTCAGGGCTCTGCAAAGTGCGCTGATTATCGGCTCATCTCAGGCAGCGCTGTACACTCCGATCGACACATCCACTCTCATCAACAGCCAGTATCGTGAGCTTGAAGTAAGCGGTACTCGGCTAACGGGCAGGGTGGGATACTCCGCCAACTACGCTGTTTTTGTCCACGATCCGAACGTGCCGCAAACCTTCCGCCGGGCGACTGCTCAGAAAGAGTTCCTGACGAAGGGCTTTGAGGATACCCGTGACCTTATCGACAGGACCATCAAGAAGGAGATGAGTCTGTGATTCCAGCAATGCATGACCGCCTCCGGGATTATTTTATCTCTGCCGGGCTGACCGATGGCTTCAAGGTTCAGAAGCTTATCTGGACTGATTCAGGCGTCAAAACCGACAAGTTCATTGTGTTCCGGCCAAACGGTGGTTCTAACCTCCGCAATGAGTTGGGCGGTGAGTATTACGTAATGGTCGATGTGATTGGCGCCATGAATGGCAATCAGGCAACAGATGACGCCGTGCAGGCCATTATTCAGCGCATTCAGGCCGATCCGTTACCCAGCAACTGCATCGGTTATATCGAAAACTTTGGCGGGGTTCCCGCGCCAGTCTTAACAACCGAAGGCCGCCTGGTCTATCGGCTTCAGTTTGCAATCAAATACGGCGAATAGGCCGGAAAACGTCAAAGAGGAATTACCCATGGCAGCAAATTGCCCAACAGACAACACAGCGTTGTTTGGCCGCGCCATTGTGCTCGAAGTAGCCGATGGTTGCTCGGACGCAGTACCGCAGGAGTCAGAGTGGAAAGCTCTGGCGGCCGGCACAAGTAAAGGCTTCGACTTCTCTCCAAACAGCGTGACTTCAGACGCTGATGATACTCAGGGCTATGTTGAAAACATTGTCACCAATGCTGACTTCACAATCTCCTTTGAAGGTGAAGTTCGCAAGAATGACAAACTAGACCAGTATGGCGTGTTCCGCCTGATCAAATACTTCAATACCGAGATTCAGGCAGCTCGCCAGCCGACTATCTGGGTTCGAATGGAGTTTGGCGCGGTAACCTTCCAAGGTTACATGCTTATCAACGCGCTGAGCTCTGACGGTGGCACCAACGACATCATCACTTTCTCTACCGAGTTCAAAGTTGCCGCTGCCAACACCATTCAGGTGCTGGATACCGACGATGCTGTGCCGGCTACTGGCGTAACGGTTTCTCCAGCCACCACCTCTCTGGCAGTTGGCGCTAACCGTCAGTTAACAGCCACCGTTCTTCCATCTGATGCAACTGACAAGTCCGGCACATGGACAACCTCGGATGCAACGAAGGCAACGGTCAGCTCTACTGGCCTGGTGACAGGTGTGGCCGCAGGCACAGCGACAATCACCTTCACCTCAACTGATGGCAGCTTTACCGGCACCACAGCGGCAACCATCACCGCTTAATTGCCATTTCAGGGGCTTCCACCTGGTGGCCCCGAAAATGACACTTACCGGATTACCTCATGACTCCACAGAAAGAGATTGGCGAGTGCCTCATTAGCAGCGGTGAGGATGATTATTTCTTCCGTCCGTCATTCGCTGCCATGTCACGCATCGGTGAGCCACAGGAGATTGTGCAGGCTTTCTATGACCTGCATAACGATGAGATTACGCCGCTTATTCAACGCGCCATGGATGCATACGGCTCAGTTCCTGCATGGCTGATGGCTCACTTGAATCGCAAGCAGATGGGCAAGCCAGCAATGATGGCTGCAATGTCGGTGCTGGCAGCGTGCTGTGAGAGTGACGTATCCCGTCTGACTGGTGACATTATCCCGGGTAAGTCAGGGAAATGGGCGTTCGTATACCGGGCAGGATTGATGAACGCCGTTGAGATGGTGTTGATAGCGCAATCCCTGATTACCCACGGCATTATCGGCAAAGCTAAGGTTCGACAGCTGCAGCGGCATGAGTCGTCACAGGCAACAACTGAGTTCCGATCGTTCGATTACATCAGCGCCGCACGCAACCACTTTGGCATCAGCAGGGCGGAGGCTGAGCAACTGTCCATGACCGAGTTTCAGTTAATGCTGAACGCGAAGTATCCGGATCAGAAGGGCTTCACGCGCGACGAGTACGAAGCTGTGGCAGATGACTACCTTTCCAAGAAGGCGAGACGTCTGGCGAAAGCAAAACAATAACTCACCGCTTCGGCGGTTTTTTTATGCCCGGAGAATGGTGAATGGCAAGTGAACAGCAAGTTGGCAACATCGTTTATGAAGTAGAAATGAACGTGGCAAAGTTGCTGGATGCCCAAAAGCAGGTAGACGCCAGACTAGGTAAGCTCGAAGACAGTTTTGATAAAACCAGCAAGTCGGTTGCGGGCACAGAGAAATCATTTGCCTCTTTATCAAGAGTAGCCACTGCTTTGACGGCTGCGCTCTCTGTGCGTGCTGTTGCTGATTATGCTGACTCATGGACGACGCTGAATAACAAATTGTCAAACTCAGTCCGTGCAAGCGAAAGCCTTGTCGAAGTCACCCAGCGTGTTTTCGACATTACACAGTCAACACGATCAAGCCTCGACGCCACTGCAACCCTCTACGCGAGACTCGAGCGCGGAACGCGACAATACAACACCTCAGCGGAAGACCTGGCCCGCTTAACCACGATAATCAACCAAGGTTTTGTGGTATCGGGCGCCACAGCCCAAGAGGCTGAGAATGCAATCATTCAGCTATCTCAGGGCATCGCTTCTGGCGTTCTGCGAGGTGAGGAATTCAACTCTGTCACCGAGCAGGGCAGTCGCCTTGCAGTGGCTCTGGCTGACTCCCTTGGCGTTAACATTGGACAGCTTCGCGCTATGGCAGCGCAGGGAAAACTCACCACTGATGTGGTAGTTAATGGCTTGCTGTCGCAGGGTGATGCTATCGGTCGGGAGTTTTCAAACACTACCCAGACCATTGCTCAGGCATTCCAAACGGCAAGCAACAACATCACCCAGTTTGTGGGTAGTTCAGCGACAGTAAAAGCAGGCGTGGCCATCTTCAATGATGCCGTGATCACTTTGAGTGAAAACCTCGATGTCATATCGACTGTGCTGATTGCAGTTACCGCCGTCATGGGTTCCCGTTACGTTGCTGCATTGGTTTTGGCTACACAGAAACAGATAGCGCTTGCTGCCAGTGCATATAATGCTGCCGCCGCTCAGGGCGCACTTTCTGTAGCATCGGCTGGCTTGCGTGGAGCAATGGCGCTTGTAGGCGGTCCGGCAGGAGTTGCGACTCTGGCAGCTGCGGCCATTTTCTATTTCTTCCAGAAAGCCCAGCAAGCAAAGCAGGAAGCAAACGACCTTGCAGATAGCGTGTCTGGCTTGGTTTCAAAATTCCGTCAAATGTCAGCCACTGAGGTTGGTGCATCGATAGCCCGCATGCGGGAAAGCATGGTAAGCCTTACTGATAGCGTTGACGATGCTCAAAAAACCTATGACAAAGCTACTTACCGCATTAGCGACCTGCGGAAGGAAGTAGATAACTGGGGAAAAGGCACCACAAGGGGCAGGCAGGCCGCCGAGGCGTTATCTGGGGCGATGGATGACCAATATATAGCAGCAGAGGCGCTGGAAAAGGCTCAGCGAAGACTTAGCCAGACGCAAAGCGCCATTAATCTTGGCCAGGCACAGTTAACGACAGGCCTGAAGACTGGAATTGATTTGCTTTCCCGGGAGTCTGGCGCCGCGGGCGATGCTGCAGGAATGATGAATCATTTTGCTCAGTCTATTAACCAAGCGGCCACTGCCAAAGATCGCTTCAACTCATCCAGCCTTCAAATACCACGCAGCGCCAAAGCAGATGACTACAACAAAGATTTAGCAGATGAAAATGCACTCCTGGCAATAACCGACAAGCGACTCAGGGCGGTAACTAAAGCCCGAATGGAGGCTGGCGGGAAGGGAGGCAATCAAAACCAGATCAATACGGCCGGTGAACTTGCAGGTGCGCAATATGACCTTCAGGCGGCGGAGGCAGCAAGAAATACAACCGCAAAAGAATCAGCAAAGGTTGAGTCCCAGGCTGAGCAGGCTGAAAAGCGCCGGAAGAAGTCTTTACAGGAACTCACTGATCAGATGGCAGTTGCCGAGCTGCAGTACAAAGGATTAAGCAGGGAGGCCGCTCAACTGGCTGCAATGCAAGACCTTGGTGCCGGTGCTTCTTCAGCTCAAATGCAGCAGGCATCTCAACAGGCAGGGCAGATTTTTGATATCCAGCAAAGGTCTGCTGATAAGAAAGCGGCTCTGGAACAGGATGCTTCTGCCAATGCCCAGCGACAGAGAGATCAAGACTTAGCCCAGGTTCAAAGGCAGCTGTCGGCGGGTGATATTTCTTTTGAGGGTAGCCAGAAACGGCGCGCGGAAATTGCAGCTACATACTCTCAGCAAATAGCACAGGCTAATGCTTCGACCGCCGTAACCCCGCAGCAAGCAGCCGCCGGCACAGTCGATCCGGTTCAGCAGTTGGCCAATGAAAACGCTCAGAAACTGGCGCTTATTCAGCAGTTCGAGAATCAGAAGGTAATCACCGAGCAGCAAAGCCTTGCTCTGAGAAACTCTCTGAATCTCCAGTACGACCAGCAGCGAACGGCCGCTATGTGGCAGATGTGGCGCAATCAAAGCGCAGGGAATGAGGCTGTAGCCGCTTCTTTCGACTCAATCGCTGGTAACGCGTCCAACGCCTTCACTGGCATGGTTACGGGCAGCATGAGTGCTGAAGAGGCAATGTCATCACTGGCCAGCAACGCGCTCAACTCTCTGATCAACAGCTTTGTTCAGATGGGCGTTGAGTGGGTGAAATCGGCCGTAATGGGCTCGGCGGCTCAGACTACCGCAATTGCTACTACTACTGCCGCTTCCGTTGCCGGAACCGCAACAACAACGGCGGCCAGCACAGCGGCGGCAGGAACAACTTTGGCGGCATGGCTTCCAGCCGCATTAGTTGCATCAATCGGTTCGTTTGGTGCTGCTGCGGTTGTGGGTGGGGCCGCATTACTGGCAACGTTCGGACTTGTGGCCGCGCTCTCTGGTAAGCGTAAAAACGGCGGCCCGGTTTCGGCAGGTGGAATGTATCAGGTGGGTGAGGGCGGAATGCCTGAAATCTATCAGGCCGGTAACGGTCGACAATACATGATCCCCGGCGATAACGGCTCAGTCATAAGCAACAAGGATATGCAGGGCGGCCCCACTTCCTCTGGGGGTGTAATTATCAACATCCAGAACTACACCAGCTCAACGGTTGACGCTCAGGCCAGCAATGGCGCTAACGGCGTTACCGTGGATGTGATTGTTGCTGACCTTGATGCAGGCGGACCAATACGGCAGGCCATTACGCGCAACACAACCGCTTCAGCGAGGGCTACAGAATAATGGCTATTGATTATCCTGACTGGCTCCCGCTGGCTCAGAAGACAAACAAAAACGCCGCAAGCGACACTGGGTTCAGGAGTGACCAACCACAGGTTGGCGCTCCTATCTTCCAGAAGCTTACTGACGATCTAAAAACATCCTTCCAGCTGACGTGGATTTTCACGCGAGACCAGCACAGGGCGTTTACCCAATGGCTTCGCAGTCCAAACTATCTGGATAATGGTAATCAGTGGTTTTTCATGAGCCTGTCTACCGGTACTGGTGACACGGGCCTTGAAGAGCAGGAGTTGCACTTTACTGCTTATCCAACCTGGAATCAGTCCGGATCGGTCTTTACCTGGACCGGAACGGTTATCTGCCGGAAGGTCAAAAACTCAGATGATGACTTTGATGACATTATCGTTGAGTTGCCGCCACCGTGGGATAGCTGGCTGGATATCATCGTCACTGGTTATCCCGATGGACGTGATCCGGAATCATTACCCAAGGTGCCATGATGCCAACTTTCCGCCAGTTCAAAAGTCAGCGCCCGAACAGGGTGCTGTATGACACGCTCACCTTTTATAACTCGGTATTTGGGTATATCCGGCTTGTCGATAAGCAGATATTCCCCAAAACATTCTCGGGTCAGATTTACACGCCCTGCAGAATGGAGATTGTTGAAAGCCAACAAAGCAGCACGCCGGTGATCAACAGTACGGTCAAGTTCTCGCGCATGGCTCAGGATTTCAAACAGCAGCTGAAGTTGTGGAAAGGCGCCAGCCGTATAACGCCTATCTCCGCGACCTACCAGCGCTTTGATGCATCGGATATGAACACGCCACTCAAGCCATGGACGCTGTATGTCAACGATGTGAGCATGGATGCAACGGATGTAACGGTAAGCCTCACGCTAAAGAACCCGCTGAATAACAATATCGGCCAGCTTTATACCCCTGAAGAATTCCCCGGACTCCAGAATGCATAAATCTGAATTCATTGAGAAAGTCACAGGCGTGCCTTGGGTCGATCGCGCCTGCACCTTTGAGGCTATGGATTGCTGGGGACTGGTGGTCCTCTACTACCGGCATGTTCTGGGTATCGAGATTCACCATGCGGCAGATTACGAATCGGGCAGTGACTTCCTTACCTGTTTTGAGGAAGAGGTAATTTTCTGGCGCGATACGGAAATTTTTACGGATGGTGGAATATTCATAGCCTATTACGGCGCTCAGCCTGTTCATGTTGGCCTGATAGTTGATGGTATGGCTTTGCATAGCCGTGGCGAATGCGGACATGTGAGAGCCGACAATATCCGCACAATTAAGAAACTATTCACCAGAGTGGAATTCAAAGCTTATGCCGATTATTCAAATTCAGCGCGTGCCGGGGCTGCCTAAAGAGCGAATTAACGTTGAGGCCGGAAAGGTTTTTGGTGAGTGGCTGGAGAAGCAGCAGCTTCACCATGAAGTGCGCATTAATCGCAATGGCACTGAGTTGGGCGACGATGACGAGATTGGATTTTCGCTGGAAGAAGGCGATCAGATAGTCATCTTTGATCAGCCTAAGTCTGGTGACCTGGCTAAGACTCTTCTCAATCCTCTTGAGCACTTCAACCCTATCAAGTTCACCAAAAAGGTAATGAACGGGCTAATTAAACAGCCTGGCGCTGGGAACATAGGGCAAAGCAAAACCTCTTCCAATAACAGTCTAAAAGGGCAGAGCAACCTAGCCCGTAACGGCGAAGCTAAGCCGGATAATTTCGGCCTCATCCGCGCATTCCCGGATCTGATTCAGGAGTCACTTTTTGAGTACTCCGGAAACCTGAAATATCTGACTGAGTTCATGGATTTTGGTCTGGGAAAGTACACCGTCAGCTCGGTACGTTACTCAGAATCAAATCTGGGTTCCATGGCCGGCGCTGCATTCACCATCTATAACCCAGGCGATAACATAGGAACTATCAACGAGGGTTATCAGTTTGATGATGTTGACGGGCAGGAGGTGCCGGGTAAAAACGAATCCGGTGATTTTCCGATTGAGTCCGCCACGGCCACAACTGTAATAAGCGGGAACTATTCTGGTGGCCAGATTCTGATGAAGATTGCCAAGCAGGCCAGCTTTGATTACTTCATGGGGCTTGCATTGCCGCATGCCGTGACGTTCACGATTAACGCCACCTATCCGACGGCCAGCGGTAACGTGACGCAGGACTTCACCCTTTCAGGCAACCTGATATCAGCCACGCAGACCAGTAATGGCTCAGTGACGGCGCCAGTTTACTATTACAACTTCGTGATGAATGCGATTGAAGGCTCTAACGCCTCGTTCATATCGACGGCTACCATCAACACCACGAAATTCATTCTTAATGACAATCAGGCTTTGGTGATAGGCCCGTTCTTCTCGCCGGTCGAATCTTCTCAGCTCTGGTTGCATACACAGTCCGGCCTGGGTGGCAAATCAGAAACAAACTGGCAGGTGACTATCTGGAAAGTTGACGCGAATAACGTTCAGGTTCCTGGCACATCACAGACATTCACCTACCGGCAAACAACGCCGCATGATTCTACCTCTGACACCTTTTATCGCACCGACAAAATAACGCCCACAGGCGGGTACGGGCGATATTCAGTCAGCTTCCAGAGGACGGATAATAGCGGCGATAACAGCCAGCTTAAGGTTGAGGCAATTCATGGTGTAAACATCCGCACCAACGTAAAGTATCCAAACGACACCCTCGTAAAAGTTACAGTGCGGCAGACTGAAAACGCCACAAGCTCCCGCGACAGGAAGTACAATGCGCTGATCAACCGTCACGTGATCAGCTATAACATGACGACTCAAGCCGTTGATTATGCTTTGCGGGCGTCGCGTAAATTCTCAGATATAGCACTGCATAACTGGCTTATGTCCGGTGGCCAGGCTGAAAGCTCAATTGATATCTATGGCCTGTACCAGATTCAGGCTGAACTGGATGCAATTGATACCCGGCTTTCATATTTTGACTACACCTTTGACGATGAGGATGTATCTCTGGGGCAGAGGATGGAGACGATCTGTGATGCCGCTGGGGTAAGCGTGTTCTGGGATGATGGCATATTGTCATTCACCCTGGATAAGAAAAGGACCACGCCAGCCACCGTCTTTAACCGGGCGAACACCACTGACTCTGGATACTCACTCAGCTACGACATGACTCTCCCGGGCGGTTACGACGGCGTTGAAGTCCAGTACCGAAATCCTACTACCAACAAGCAGGCATTCGTCCGATACCGTGTGCGTAACAATCAAATCGAACTCGGCACGCCAACCAAGGCGAAAAAGTTCGAGATGATGTATATCCGCGATGACTATCAGGCCGATTATCGCGCCCAGAAGGAATGCCGGCGCATGATTTACTCACGCATGAGTATGGCTATAACTGCGCTGGCAGATGGTGAATGGTGCAATGTTGGCGATATGGTTCAGGTGCCTGATACCTATGACACAAACCAGCAGGCGGGGTATGTGGTCTACAGGTCTGGAAATAACTTTGAAACCAACGAGCGGATAAACTTCAGCGGCTCAATGTTCGTGATGGTTACTGACAGTATGGGTAACACCACGGCGCGTTACCCGGCCACGAAGCGAAGTGATACCGATTTCGGATTCACCGCCGCAGTACCGGAAATAGAGCTAAACATCTTTGATGGTTATGAAGTCCAGTCCCCATCGCGATATGTGATCGCAACAACGGAGGAACTGGACGCCACGCGCTGGATTATCAGCGAGAAGCAACCCGGAAGTGATGGAACAACAGCTTTAAGCCTCGCAGAGTACAGTGACCTGATTTACCCCTGATAATTAAACCCATCCCCAAGCCAGCCTTTGAGCTGGCTTTTTTTATGGAATAAATATGGCTACTCAACCAACACAGAATGCAGTTCCTTCTGAGTCTCCCCGCGATCTTAAATTCAATGCAGGGAAGATTGATGAATATGTAACTTCGATGGGGTGGACTTACACTGACAGATTTGGATTCAAGCACTATACGGCAGAGGGTATAAATTATCTCGCCCAACAGGCTATGAATGACTTTGGATACATCACCCTTAATGGGGTAAGTTTCACTACGGGAGCAACAGTAAGCACACCAAATGAAGTTCTTTTGAACACTGCCGACTCTCAATACTATAAATGGACCGGTTCGTTTGCGTCTGGAGGTAAAGTGGTTCCGGCTAACTCCACGCCAGCAAATAGCGGTGGGATTGGTCCGGGCCTATGGTTGGCTGTAGGGGACTCTTCAGTAAAAGCATATGTTGATTCATTTATATCAAAAATTGCCAGTACTCAAGAAGGTAATGGTGATGCTTTGATTGGAGTTAAAAGCATACTGACTGATGGCACCCCAAGAACTCAACATGATAAAAATGCCGATCTCGTTACTTCAGCTGATGTTGGCATAACATCAATCAATGATGCTACTGCAAAAATACAGAATCTAAATAATTCTGGTGTAACTTCATTTTTAGTTACTGATACATTAAATGTCACTCAGGATATTCCCGGAAGAGTGCATTTATCCTTAAAGGAAGTATCTCAACCAGGATCTGGTGCCATACCTGTCAGAAATCTCGGCAGATTGAATTTCCTCCCAAAAATAAACAAAATCTACAATGTTAGTTCAGGATATGACTATGACTATCGCGCGGATAGCATTATAAAGAACGGGTCATTTTTCGTATGGCATGGAACAACCATTGGTTCAACTAACGTTGGGATGGCGACAAGTCTGGCTGCCTCTACTAACGCCATGATTTGTGCGTTCTGGAGAATGGAAACCACAGCTGGCGCCACAGTTAACAGCATAAGCAAAATAACGTCTCCGGCGGGAGGGCTAAAATTCAATGCCGTATATGATGGATCCGGTAGCTTCGTTTACATCAGGCAGAACGCCTATGGAGTTCAGGCTTATGGGCAAAAAACATTTACGGCATGTATAGACTTAGAAGTTGATCAGGCTTGCAGTATGGATTGCTATGCCAGGATGAGAATTAATGCGATTAACACTGATGAAGGCAGGCCGCTAATCGTTGATTCAGAGAACATAAATATACCAGCAGGGCGCGGGCGATATGCAATTACATTCACATGCCCAGATGTAGATAGCTTTCGTGGCCAAGAGACATCTGTCAATAGTATGGAATTTGCGTTCAGAATCTTCGGCCTTTCACAGACTATCGCAGTTAAAATTAGAGGAATAAACATCACTCCTGGAAAGGATATACCTCACCCTCAAAAGTCTGATATTGCTAAGGATGTTGCAGATGCAGATACAATGTATCGCATTGGACTATTCCGAACTGTAGGCTGGACATCATCTGATGCAACAGCGCAAAAAGGACTCACAGTAGACTTGGGTGGGCAAAGGTATACCGCAGGAACAGTTACCTTGTATGATATGGCTGGAGCAATTAACCGGGTATCAACATACAATGCAACTGGATCGCGTACTGACGCAGTTTCTCCTACAGCCATCAGCGTAGATAGCTTGGCGCTGGGTTTTTTTACTGTCTTGTTAAACAACTCCAGCGCAGCAGGATTGGGTGGGTGGTATATTTACAACGCTTACCCTTAGTTTTTCGCTGCTATTTGTTTATTTTTTTTTGGCTATTTTGTTTCCAATATCTATAAATGGAACCTCTATAAACCTGTAACTAAAATATGACAAGGCTATTGTCATGAGCATAACTGATAATATATAGGCCGACATGCTCCAGCCATGGAAGGCATCATACCTTGTAAGCCAAAATAATGAATACATGACAATTGGATGGATTAGATAAATAGAGTAACTTATTACACCCAGCCATGCGATTGATTTTGATTGTATTTTAAATATAGTAGTCATTAATAGGAACGTAGCTATTGCAATGTTATATCTAAGTGTGTTTTTTAAAGCTTCATATGATCCTGCTTCGTTAATGTAATCAATGGAAGCATGTATAGATTGCCACATCCAAGTAATAATGAATATGCTTATAGCACACTTTCCCCACCACCCAATCCCTTCATCAGATAGCCACTTTCTCAGCAAGGCACCTAAAAACATAAACCCCATGTAGGTCAATGTGTATGATCCATATCGTGTTACATGAAAGAAATCGAATGTTTCAAAATGACCGACGTTTGCGAAGTTAAAAAAAGTAAAGCTAAAAGAAAGGAAAGCCATAAGGATTACAGATAATGCCTTTTCTGACTTTAGTAATCCCAAATAAAATAGTGCCGCACAGAGAAAGTAAAATAAAAGTTCAACTGTTAGCGTCCAATAAAGACCTATTATTAATTCTTGATCAAAAAGGCTTTGTATCATTGTAAGGTTGGATAAAACTAACCCCAGACTTACAGGCTTATTCCAAATAGTCCACAGAGCTAAAATACCAAATGGGATAGATGCCCAATATAATGGGTAGAGTCTAAAAAAACGCTTTACAACAAAGTTTCTCAACCCTGAGGGCACTTCGCCTTTTAAGCTGCTAGGTATCACGAATCCACTAACTATGAAAAATATAACAACTCCTACACGACCAAAATCAAGATAATAAGCCAAGTCGAATAACGGCGAAGACCCAATTCGCCCCCCAGAAGGCGCAAGAAATACCTCAGCGGTATGTAACCAAACCACTAGAAGTGCGGCAATTGCACGCAATGAGTCTATGTATCCATACCTGTTTTTTGACATCTTTCCTCTCGACCTAGTGGTGAATATGATTCATTAAAAAATGCGTTAGGTTAGTGTAAGGGCGCTTAAGTTTCATGTCTAATGGTAAGACAAATCCCAAGAAAAAATTGCAACAGAAATCCTCCGCATAAGGGCTTCTTCGCCATAATCTTTGAACGAAAGTACCTAGAGTTTACAAAAACTCACTTGATAGCCTGCATCGATCAATATTACTGTATATGCATACAGTATTTTATCGAGGCATCCCCATGGCACGCAGAGACGACATAGCAACAGCATTCAGAGCAAGCATCAGGATAGCGCCGAACGGCAAGCGCACGGTTACCACGGTGGAATTCGTGGAGCACCTCGCGAAGTTGAACCACGATTTCACCCTGGCTGAGGCTAACCGGTGGATCGAGCACTATCAGGGCTGCTTCCGTGACATCTCGACAGAAGAGGGTGAGCGCCGGATGTTCCACCTGTTCAATCCAAACAACGGGGGGCACTGATATGGGATTTCCATCACCGGCGCAGGACTATGTTGAATCGCGGATCGACCTGAACGAGATAATGGTTATCAGGCCGTCGGCAACAACCATCTATACCGATGGTGACACGCTGCATGTGATTGACCGGTCAATGAGGCCGAAGCCGGGAGAGTCATTCTATTACGAGCTGCTGGGTGAGTCAGGGCTGGGCAGGATGATGGGTGGGGCATTGGTGACGAGTGCCGGCGAAAGCATCGAGGGTGAGGTGCTGGATGAGCTGAATGTGATCGGCAAGGTAACCTTTTGCGCCCGACGCGTTTACGAAGAGCGCCGTCCGACGATTTGATGTATAGCACTGGAAGGTGTCAGGTTAGTGACGTCACTGCGGTGCCATTGGAGTGTCACTGTTACGTCACTGCTTGCCATTCCGTCACTTGTGAATGCAGATAAGGCCAGTGTTTACAGTAAGTTAATTAGACCTCGACGTTCTTCTAAGCCGTAGGTCACAGGTTCGAATCCTGTAGGGCGTACCATTAAGATTCAGTAGCTTACGCTTCTTTCCTTTCTCCCCCATTTTCCAAAAGTGTCAGATTAGTGTCATTGGTGCCAATCATGTCATCGATTTTTCGTGCGTGCTCGGTCAGATGGTTTGGCGACATGTGGGCATAGCGGCGAACCATCTCAATCGATTCCCAGCCTCCCATTTCCTGCAATGCAGAAAGTGGAACCCCGGCCTGAACCAACCAACTAGCCCAGGTGTGCCTCAGATCGTGAAACCTGAAGTCAGTGATACCTGCGCGATTAAGGCCAATCCGCCAGGCAGAATTATCGTCAACACGCATCTTTCGCACATCAGGCGTTTTTGAACCGTCAGCGCGGTAACTTGCCTTGGTGTGCACAAAAACAAAGCGACCATGTTTCCCAATCTGTTCGCGAAGAACCTTGCATGCGGTATCATTCAGAGCCACGCCGATAGCCTTGCCCGCTTTAGCGTTTTCCGGATGTATCCATGCAACCTTCCTCTGCATATCGACCTGTGACCACTCCAGGTCGATAATGTTGGATCTGCGCAGTCCGGTCGATAGTGCGAAAATAACGATCGGTTTAATGCTCTCCGGCATGCATTCAATAAGCACCCTCGCTTCATCCCTGGTTAGCCAGCGTATCCTTTTGCTGACAGGCTTCCTTGCCTTTATCACTGGAGCCTGCCGCAGCCACTTCCATTCATCAGCTGCAATCCTCAGCATGCTTCTTATCAGAGACAGGTACTGGCTACGAGTTGCTGCAGCTAAAGGCTTAGGCTTATAGGCCGGTACTGGCTTTCCCTTCCTTAAAGCGGCATCTCGCATGGTTTCCCATCTGTGAAGATGATTTCTGTTCACCATGCCCGAGACTGACGCGATCACCTTCTCCTCTGAAATAGCCGAAAGGTTCATACCTGAAAAGTGACCAAGAAAATACTCAATCTTAGTGCGGTCGTCATCCAGTGACCGCTTGTGTTCCTTCTCCGTTAACCACCTCAGGCAAGCCTCATCGAAGGTGTGCTCAGGTATCTCCCCGAGCTTATTCACCCTCCATGATTCCGCCCTCAGCCGGTCATAGAGTTCCTGCGCTTGCTTCCTGTCTGTCGTATCAAGGCAGCGCCTAACTCTTTTGCCACCCGGTTCGACGAAGTCACAGTACCAATTTCCGTAACGTTGTTTGAGCGCCATACAGCTTTCCTCTCTGAATGGCCGTTCTCTGCATTCACGGCCTGATTCTGTTGCTGATTGTGGATATATTCAAGACAAGAAGACTTAAGGATTTCCAACCGGCCTCCGCCATTGGAGCCAGACTTGCCTGCGCGAAGCTTTCTGTCTTTGATCAACTGACGGACTGTGCGGGGGGATTTCCTCAGGAAACTGGCCGCATCACAAAGATTGAACAGAACGTCATCCATTCTGAAATCAGTCATGGTTACCTCGCTCAGAGTATTTTGAATATCGCCCAGGCGGCGATCACGAATGCTATTGCGATGAGAATTAGGGGAAGGGTGATCAATATGCGAAATCTACCTTGAATTCATGCCCGCACTCGGGACACTCGACGTCTACATCTTTTGTGCGATGGGTATCGTGCTCACACATCTCAGCCCGGCCGCCATCAACCCAAAAATCATCGTCTTGTTCGATGAGGTCGAAATACTCCTCACACTCTGGGCAGGTGGTATTAAGAGTGATATTCCAATCCGCGTAATTTTTGCTCATTTCATCTCCTTATCCACCACGCGCACGAAGTAGACCAGCCAGGACTTAGCTGAGAACTGATCGGGCGGGAGGCATTGAATTGTTTTGGTGTGCTTGTCTAACAGAAGGGTAGTAATTCGATCGTGTTCTGACTTGGGTTTGCCAGTGATGGCTTTGAGGATTTCAGATCGACACTTGCGGGCTACTGACCTCAACGCGTTTTCCTGTGCTGGCGACATTCTGCCTCTCCATACATTCCATCCACACCTCACGGGCCAGAGTGCAGCGCGGTATGCTCCAGATTAAGCGGCGCTTTCCGGTCTGGCCTGCCCACTGGATAATCTCATCCATGTAGTGCTCAAAGGCTTTCTCTGCTTCAGTCATGCCACCCTCCGTTGTTTGGCTGCCCACTGATTAAGCTCATCATCTTTCCTGCACTCCGGGCAGCAGTAGCTCGCACCCGGCTGAGACGGCTCCCCACAATCGCCATTTCGGCAAATGGGTGACGGTGGTTCCGGCTTCTTCCTGTTAGCCAAAGCGATAGTCCTTTCCAGCTCTTCAAGTTCCTCGGCCTGGTCTGTTATGTCTGCATGCATGAGGTGGCTCCTGAATTTAGAAAACAAAAAACCGCCCAGAGGCGGTCACATATATCAAAAATTTGTGTTACGGATTACGATATTGTTCATAGGTGCGTGGTTTGGGATCGGTGGCAGTGCGATACTGCTCAATGCTTTGTTTGCGCTGCTTAAGGTACATCAATGTCTCATTGAGCTGATTTTGCTCATCAATAGGCATAGTGAAAACACCAGAATCATTCTTTGATTTAATCTTATCCATGATTTCAATGGCTAAACCAATCATCTCACTATCGGTCAAAATCTCGTTTCGATACACTTCACTGCGGTTTTCGAGATCGTCAACTTTGCTTTCTAATTCCCCGACCTGAATGAAATAGCCTTCATTCTGTGACTGCGCATCGCTCAGAGCTGCATCCGCATTAATTGCGAGCTCTTTCAATTCGTTGACTTTTTCAATTGCTTGACTGGCAAGTTGTTCAGCTTTATCAGACATGATTAATTCCTTTTCAGTTTAATGGTTTATCTTAATAACTCAGGAAAAATACTAACCGATATGTAATCAATATCAAAGCAAAATACTGTATATAAAAACAGTATTTTGTGTCATAAATCTGGCTAGGATTTTGCTGACAGATTCACGCCGCGAGCAGTTAAGAATCGGATGCCCATTCGTTTAGCCATCTGACGAATTGATTCACATGAGCGGTTTATTTTCCGGGCGATCATTTTCGGAGGTAGAGAAGAGGCCATTTTCTTTAGAGAATCCTTTTCATCAGGAGTCCATCGACGACCAAGAGAAAGCTGATTCCCTCTTCTGCGGTAGTTTCCAGCCATCCTTACCTCCTGAAACTAGGGCGTAAAAAAACCACCGCTTGGGTGGTTAGTTATATCTTCTTTGGTTACTAAGCTGGTCTGACTCTTGCCGTTAGTGGATGGCCAGTGCTTCCATCGTCATGAGTATGGTCAGGGTCAGGTTCAGTTATCACAATATAATCTGATCCTTTTCCATCACGCACTAAAGTCACTAACTCCCCTGCACGAGGCTTGGAGTCAAAATCATGCTGCTCTTCAATTCCGGTATCATCGAATGTCACAGTTATTTTCATTTCCCTTTCTCCTCCTGAATTTCATGGCCTACCCCTACCATGGAGTATATGCCTACCTAGTGACCTCGCCACATCCAGGCAGAACAAATCAACCCACTGCACTATCCTTAATGCTGGAGGTGCCTATGTGCGGACGATTCACGCAGTACAGAACACGGGAAGAATACCTGAAAGAGTTTGCCGACGAAGTAGAGCGGAAGATTGCTTACGACCCTGAACCGATCGGCCGGTATAACGTGGCGCCCGGAACAAACGTCCTGCTGCTTAACCAGCGTGATGATTCCCTTCATCTTGATCCGGTTCACTGGGGCTATGGACCCGAGTGGTGGGACAAAGCACCGTTGATTAATGCCAGGGTAGAGACCGCAGCCACCGGCCGGATGTTCAAGCCACTGTGGAACAACGGGCGCGCTATCGTAATGGCCGACGGATGGTATGAGTGGAAGCGTGACGGCAGCAAGAAGCAGCCATACTTCATCTACCACAAATCCGGTAAGCCCATCTTCTTCGCGGCGATCGGCAAAGCTCCCTATGACAAGCAGAATGAGAACGAAGGCTTTGTCATTGTCACCGCTGCCAGCGATAAGGGACTGGTCGATATCCATGACCGCCGCCCGCTGGTTCTGAGCACATCCGCTGTGCTGGACTGGCTCAATCCCGACACCACTTCTGAAGAGGCGCAGGACATAGCCAAAGAGCAATCCATACCCTCAGAAGAATTCACCTGGCATCCGGTATCGAAGTCAGTGGGCAGCGTAAAGAATCAGGGGAGTGAGTTGGTCGAGGAGATTGATGATCCTATGCTGTGAGTGAAGCGAAATCACTCAGCTCCCGGCACTGCTGTTACCTTCACTGTTCCGCCGCATCCCTGGCAGAACCTGACGCGATTCTCTACAGGCCCACCGTTCGTAAACACGTAGTCTTCGCCGCATGCGCTATGCCAGCTATATTGGCTCTCATCGAATGTCCATTCACAATCCGGCGCGCTGGGAGCTGGCGGGGTGGTGTAGACAGGGACGTTACAATCATCGGATTTAGTCGGCCATACACGGAAAACAGCCCGCGCATCATCATGGAAATAACCGATCGGCTTGGCATCCATCACTGCCAGCAGGGCGCTGGCCATTTCGATTCGTTCATCCCATGACGCCTTGCAAATGGTGTTATCGTCTGCAAGTTGTTCCAGCCTTTCCCGGCTCAGGGTTGTGATTGGTTTAGTCATCTACTCGCCCTCCACGGTGAAGCCCTGCGCCTTAAGCGCTTCGATTACTTCTGCCTCGCTCAGCCTGTCGTAAAATCGGGTTCCGTTAACCTCGTAGATAACAGGTTCAGGCAACTTAATCGCCTTACAGCCAAGCGCTTTGACCTTCTCACGCATCCAGTTAGCGCCGCTCACCCATGTACGTTGATAGTCGCCATTTTTATCAGAGAATGGGCCATCATCTAATGTAGCTTCAGGCGGCAACGCTGACGGCTGGGCGGCGGTGTAGAATATGCGTCTTTCACTTTCCGGTAGGTGACCATAAAAGTCTTTTTTCAAATCTGCCCAGTATTCCAGCTGGCGCTTTCCTATGAATTGATAACGCCGCTCCTGATAAACAGGCTCACCCGCTGCCTCATCCCGGCGTGCAAGTTCGGCTTCTGCGGCTTCCAATCGGTCAATCAAATCACCCAAGGCATTAGCCGCGCCGAACATTACCTGGGAATCCTGAAGCGGCGTTCCACTCACATCGGAGAACTCTGACACTTGCATACAAGCAACGTCGCTGCGTGACCAAATCAACGCCAGCTCTTTCAGCTTATTCAGATCGATCATAGATTCACCTCGCCGTAAATAGTTGCCTGTTCAATTAACTCTTTGGCGTCCACGATAAAGGTGTGAACAGTTTCCATGCCGCCGACTTTACCGCCCACAAGACGATGCCCGGTATCATCATCTCCGATACAAAGTGAGAGGCCACCGGACTGACTGCGGCAAACCTCAATCTTCACCTTTCCTTTTTCGAGTTTGCTCATGGCTGCTCCCCTGCGCGGAGCCAGATACAAACAGCACCATCCTCAGTATCGTGAATAGAACCGACAAACCAGCCATCTCCTTTTATGCCTGATGGTTGCCATGTTGAAATATCGTAACCATCCGTTTGCCGGCCGATTTCACCCTCATCGCGATATTCAACTCGCCATTCAAGGCCGTTTTCTTCCATCCACTTATCCATTTCAGCTGTTGAAATAAACTCGCGACCATCACAAAAAGCATCATAGTCGGGATGAGTCCAATAGCCGTATTTGTCTCGTTGAACTTCGATTGGCTTAATCATTTGGCTGATCTCCTGCGCGAAGTTGATCTGAATATTCACGCGAATCTTGAGGCGTAACCGTTGATGGGAGCTGCATAGCTAATGCGAACGCATCAACCTCCTTAGCGCCAATCTCGCGGATGCAGTCAAACGGACTGTCGCCTGTCTGTTCGCAACGTGCATTGGAATAACCGATTGCAGCGTAAATCTCGCTGAGGTGGGTGTTCAGGTTCTGCACCTGCTCTTGCAGCGCGTCAAACTTGCGTACCAGGTAGGACGGCAGTTCTTCATTCACCTTCATGTCACCGGGGATGCACTTTCCAGTTAGCAGTCCACGCATTTCGTTTTCTGAGAAGCTCATTTCATGTCTCCGTTATATATAAGCCGGCAGCAATCAAACGCGCACGGCGCTGGGCTGCGATGATGTTCTTTTGGCGCTGCTCTTCATTCGCCAGGCTGAATGACCTCACGCTAACCACGATCGTCTTGCCTGCTTTAGGAGTAATGCGCTGAGGGCGAGAGGTGAGGGTGTAGATGCGGTCGCGATTCCCCTCGCTGTCGGTAATCCATTCACTGGCTTCAATGGTGGCTGTCTGGTTAGCGCCAACCTGCCAGCGCATCTGAGCGTGAAGGTCGGTGACAGTCATCTTCAATATCTTCGCCAGCTCCGTGCCGGTCATCGGCCGCTTGCTGAGTTGCCAGCATGCAAATTCCTTGAATCCATCGTTTTTGCATCCGGTGCGGCGGCGATAAAAGGGGTTCTTTTTCATGCTTACTCCTGACGTACCGACCAGCCGGCACCATGGCGGCGGCTTTCGTAGTCGGTGAAGGCATCGCGCTGAATGAGTGGGGCGGTCACGATGATTTGCGGCAGCTTCGGATAGAACGCAGCCTCTTCCGCAAACTTCCTTGTCCATCGCTTCACGGTCCGTTCTGCCATCGATACGTGGCGCGGGTGAGATTTGCCATCCTTGGCAGCCTGCCATGCCGCACAACAGTCAGCGGCTATCCTTTCCAGCTTCTGCTCCCTGTCAGATTTAGGGCGCAGCAATCTGGCCTCAATGTGAGGGTTAATGTTTGGCATGGTGGTTTCCTGCGAGTGGGTTAGGCGACTTGCTCAAGCTCGCCTTTGCGGATGTCGTAGACGTCTTTTGCTTTGGCTTGCTGCTCACTGCCGCGAAGGGTTCGCCAGGCTTCTTCAAATGCCGGCCTTAGTTCATCAACTGAGTTAGCTGAGGTTGCAAGCTCGGTGAAGTGCTTCAGTGCTTCTTCATGTGGATCGACGCCTGACTCCAGCCAGTTAAGTAGCTTCTTGCCTGTGTCTTCAGACAGGATCATCGGATCTGAATTGGAGAACAGCTTGGTACGGTCCTTCGTGGAGTTAGCGTGGTGCGATTCATGCACAAGGTCGAGCACGGTAGTGAACTCGTATTCGACACCATCACGCTGCTCAGACTTCATGCCAAGCTTGGCTACTTTCTTGCGTCCATTCTCTTCAACCTGAGCAGTTTCCGTTTTGCTGCGCATCGTGGCGATCACGTGCATATTGGTTCGCAGAATCGCATCCAGAAACAGGCGATGGCGCGGGTTTATCTCGCTCCATGCTGACCAGGTGTTTCCACGAAACTTCGCCTTGGCAATCGTATCAACCAACTCCAGGCAACCACCGACGCCACTCCATTCGTGAGTAATGCTGTCGATGATAATCGTGTCGTAGCCAGCCTTTTCAGCTGCATTGATTCCCTCTATGAAGCGTTCCGGGCTAAATGGAGGCTCAAGCTCTAATACGTCGAAATCCGCAACATCAGAGTAAAGTGATGCACTTCCCTTTTCGGTATCAACTACCGCAATTTTTCCGCCAATTCCTTTGGCAATCAGCAGGGCGCTGTAAGTCTTTCCTGAACCACTTGGCCCGGTAAGAGCCAACCGAAGTCTGGCTTTCTTTCTCATGGCTTTTTCAAATTTCATGACAATCCTCAGAAGGGCAATTTGCCCAAAAAATACTTCTGGTTTAACTTCTCGCAGAGAGCGCAATTAAGAGCCGCCTGCTTTGCTTTGCGCAGTCCGTTGCGCCGGTAGTGCAATGCATCAATAAGATGGCTACGCCTTCTGGTGATGCTTTCCTCAATCGTTTTTGCTGGGCTCATCGCTTCACTCCGGGGCTGACCATTTCATAAAGTGCGCGTATGAAATCGAAGTCTTTCAACCGTTCACGCTCTTCCTCTTCTTTGCGCTGACGCTCCAGAGCTTCCTGCTGCTGGCGATAAGTGTTTACCGCGGCGTTAGCGTTCATGGCTTACCTTCCGAACGGAGGAACTCAACCAGTTTTTCCAGCAAACTCTTACGGGGCGGGGGAGTGAAGCTGGCGCTGGTCAGGATGTTTGAGTGCTGGCGCTCGATGTAACCGAACGCATTAAATCCAGGGCGACCGCATGCCGCCCCATGAGCTGTAGCTAACATGGGTAATCCTTAGGTTGATGGTTTGCATAGCGATGCCCACTCGGATGAATGAGCGTTGATATGCAGATATAAAAAAGCCGCCCGGAGTGAGCGGCAAACGAGGCAATAACGGCCAACGCCACCTTGTCTAAAGCGCGTTGGTTGATGACTGGGCGCCATCGTCGAAGCCACTGATTTAATGGCTTCTGCGATGTTACTCAGTTGGAGGGAGTGGTAATGGCATCCAGTGAGTCACCTTTCTTACGCACTCCTTGTATTGATATTTGCGCTCATTATTCATTGCGTAAAAAACTCCGCCACCTCTCCAAATTCCGTCTGGGCAAAGCATTGCAATGCCGGTGTCAAGGCATGGCTCGCCATCACTATCAGACTCAAAAGCAACCATAACCTCCCGCGGATAACCCGGGACCTTTCCGCAGCCATCCTCCCCTAACTTAATCCACTCCATCACTCTCTCCTTTCCACCTCTCAAACTGGTCTTTGTTCATCTGCTGGCTGATTACCTTGCCTGCAAATACCCCTTTACCTTCTGTTAAATCAGCACGCCAATGACAGCCACAGGCCATCTGTGTGACGCGCCATTTACCGTCTTTGCGGTCGACTATCATGGTGTGCTCCGGGCATAAAAAAGGCCGCCTGGTGGCAGCCTGTTCAACCATCCGGAATTCCCGGATAGTTCATTTAGTTTGGTTCTCGTGGTTGATGCTTAAATCGGTGCCATCCATCGGTAAGTTCGACAGCTTCATAGTTTGATCGGCGGTCAGCAAAACCAAGCTCAACAGATAGAGCATGCAGCTCTGAACGGCGCTTAATCTGCTCCATTGCTATCCAGTCAGCATCCGCATTACGTTTCTGAGACTGTTTTGGTGACATGTCCCGGCAATCAACTGCACTAAGTTTTTGCGATCGCTTAATGTCGTTTTTCATATTGCGCAAAATGGCCTGCATCTGATCAATGCGCTTAAGGTCATCCTCAACCATCTCTCACTCCTGCGGCAGCGCCGCTGTTATTCAGGCGTAAAAAAAGGCCGCCTCAGCGACCTCAAGTGTTAGTAAGCTCTGGAGCGTTACAGGTTAGCTTTTGTGTAAGCTTTGGGGCGCGATCAAATGCTCGCTCCAGCCAAGAGTATCTGTGATACCAGACCTTGCCGCGCTCATCACCTTGTCGCGCGCATTCTGGACGGCGCTTTATAACAATCTTCATTTTGTCACCTCAAATAAGCGGAATGCTCTTGCCGCGCATCTTCTGTCTTGCATTTGTGAGCTGTCCGTAAGGGTTATTCACCTTGCGGTACTCAGGATTCTCGCGAGTCACGCCTTCAGGAACTGGCTTGCTGCGCATCTTCATCTTGTAGTCAGTGCTGCTTACTGCCTTCTGTACCTTGTTGCTGCAACCAGAAGCGATTACAGCGACTTTGCGGCCTAGCGCCTCATCATCACGACGCTCTGCAACCTTTGCTGCTCTGCGTGCTTTGTAGCGGCTTTTAGCTGTGCCTTGCGGCTTAGGTTCTTTCCAGATGATTACTGTCATGCAGAAACCCCATTAGTTGCCTTGCGCATATCGTCCAGCTTTAGCCAAACGCGTACCGATACTGGGCGCTCACTTGGTAAGCATTTGACCGCCAGTGGGAATTCTTCCGTGAGGTCGTTGAAGAGATTTCTATAGCCGTTACGTGCATATCGTGCAGCGCGCTGGCGATACTCACTGCGCATAGCCTTGAACTGATGCTTGTTCATTATTGACCTCCGGGTTAGATGATTTTGGTGATTGGATGGCCGGTGCTGATCTCCGGCATGAAGTGCGCCTTGTCCAGAGCGACGCTAGAAAACAGATTGCTCTTAATTTCTTGCGCATCAGCCTGCGCATTCATCCAATCCCAAAATCATCTGATTCTGGCCCCGCCGATTAGAGCGGAGAGCAAATTGTTAAAGTGACTGCGTTCCCTGTCGTACTGCTTCAGCGTCCTGCTGTGAGAACTAATTTAAGACAACTTAAATTATCAGTCAAGTATGAATTAAAGAAAACTTAAATTAATTAATGTCACTGTAGTTGTCAGGGCAGAGAGATAGGTGCTGGTATGGGATTTTGAATTGCAGATGGAGAGTGTGGGTATCGATACGAAGACGAAAAAAAACCTACCAAAGGCAGGCTTCTTAACACTTACCAGGTAGTAGGAGTACCCAGCATGTTCATAAATTCGGTGTTGGCTGACAAAAAGGCCTGCGTTACACAGGCAAAAATTCGTTCTAGGGAAAATCCAAAATCTCAGCTCATCAGAGATGAGAGTGCATACCATACAGGGATGTGTAGAGATAGATACAAATGATCAATGTTTAGTCAGGAATGAGCACGATAGGTATTCAGGAGGCGTGTAGACAAAAAAAGCCCGGCCGTGGAGCCGGGAATAGGAACAGTTTACTCTTGAACTACACACGCGTAATTATCACATGTGTAGATTGTTTAGCTTACTATGCAGTGCCAGCTAAGGCTTTAGGCATGTTCTTAGGGCGTCTAAGTTCGGAGTTTTCTGGCGAGGGTATGGGTTAAGTCTTGATGAGCTGTTGAGGTGATGGATGACAGGCATAGAAAAACCGGCCATATAGGCCGGTCATGATAGCTGTGCATGTCTCTTTTTTAGCCAGCGCATAAAGCGCGGCTAAGCCAGTATCTGCTCTTTGAGGGATTTTGTTGCGACGCGGGGCACAAAAAACCCGGCGCGGTGGCCGGGTTCTAAAAGTAGGAAGGAATGCTAACCTAAACTTTTGATCATATAGTTCTTGCGAGTTATGCCGATTCGCTGGTTGTGAACCTCTGATACGCTTGCTATGAAAGACACGCGCTCCCCAACCTTGTATTTACCTTGAATATCTTTCAACATATCAATCGGATATGAGGCTTTTATTTTCCCATCATCTCTTGCTAATTCTAGTTTCCCATACATTGATAAAATAGCTAACTCACCCGAAATCTGTTCATCTGGAAGAGAGGCGATAGTTGTCATCGATAACCTTTCTGTGAGCCGTCGGACCCCTTCAGAACTCAAAGAAATTTTCTTAACACCATCGCTCAAAGGGCCAACCCACGTGAGATCAAAGTTTAAATTATTGTTTTCACATTCCTGAAGAATATTTTTAAGGTTTGCAGTTGATTGTGAGCCGATTTCAGAAATTTTAGACATAAAAGTTTCATCGTCACTTGCCTCAAGTAGAGAAAAAATTTCTTTTACAGCACGACTTTGTACTGTTTCAACAAGTTCGCAAGAGCCCGTTGAAAAAGTCACTCCTAGCTTCGTAGAACCCGGGGATAGATCAGCCAACCTTAAATTTAATGAATTTTTAACTTCTAATGGCACACGTTTCGAATCCTTACCTGACCCAATGCGGTGTACAGCTTTTTGCATCAGAGAAGATAAATTTCCAGATATCACAGACAGGATGTCTAAGGGAATAGAACCAAAATCTACCAATATCCCTTTCAGCCTAAGCTCCATAAAATCTTGCAAAGGGTGTCTGTTTTCAATTGCTAGCTGTTCAGCAAGAAGATCACTGAGATGAGAGTCCAAAGACCTAAAGATAATGTCATCAGCAAAAGATCTATCCTTATGCGGCGCGAGCAAATCCACATCGCGTTGAACGAACGCAATTCTTTCCCGTAATGTTTTGAATTTACTATCATTGCTCATAACATTACCCTCACAAGACCTTTAGGGTTCTCCTGCCTGTCAAAGCCAAACCATCCGCGCCAATAACTTCTTCTTTCACTGTAATCCACTTTTGGGTGGTTTTCAGGTAGTAAGAGCACATCAATGTGAAAATTAAGTTTCACGTAATCCCTGTTGAGCAGTGCACTCACTGTCGATTTAAGTGACGCAGGCAAATTATTAAGAGCTATGTAATCCAACACGATAAGAATATCTATGTCGTCTGGCTCCGGTTTTTCTGTTGTAAACGAACCATCTATCCACACTTCAGAAAAACATTTATGCTGTTGATTTACATTAATAAAATCATTAATTAACTGTATGTAATTACAGTACAACATACTCCTTCTTACCGAATTAGGAAATCCATTCACGCAAAGTAACTTTAATTTTTCATCATTAAGGTCATGGAATCCAGGGGGAAGAAGTGGAGGGAAGCAAGGCTTTGCCATCCTAATTCCTTATTATTCAACATCAAAACTGACAATGCTTTATTGCATTTTTCCCTGAAATTTCTTGCATCCCGATCTATCGCCGGATATGCATAGTGTGTAAATTATCGGCAACTGGCGCAAAAACTTTAACTAACTCAAATCACCCTAACGCCTCTTCCGGCCGGTGGACTTAACGGCGGTGGTTTTTCCTGCTTATACGGTGCTCAATCATTGTTCCAATCACGTTCAGTCTTCCAGAGTCTGAACGCAGAGTAGGGAAGTCATCGTTCAACGGGACCAGTTCGTAAATATCGTTGCCATGATCATCTGTGCCGGTAGGTCGGTACTTCTTGAACACAGTTTCGTTTTTCAACTCATCTCTGGCCACTACGAAATCGCCCGGCACCGGGTAGACATCTGGATCAACGATGATTCGATCGCCTGGAGTGAATTTTGGCATCATTGAATCGCCTTCAATCACCAGAGCAAAGGTAGATTCTGAGCAGTTATCGTCCATAAGAAGATAGCTGATACCACCGTCATGAGCCCTGTACTCCTGACTCTCTGTCCACATCCCTGCCTGCACGTAACTTAGCACTGGAATCCTTTTGCTTCCCATATCTGAAGGGGAGACGTTCGAAATCGACTCTTCCCCAGTGGAAATGAAGTTTGCTGTAACCCCTAACGCTCGCGCCAGGGCAAGCAGGTTCTCACCTCGAGGGGATGTTTCGTCCTTCTCCCACTGAGAAATAGAGACGTGAGAAACCCCTACCTTTGCAGATAAGTCTTTCTGCGTCAGACGCAGTTCTTTTCTTCGCGCACGTATGCGCTCGCCAACCGATGTGATTTTCATAATTAAGATATCTTAAATCGTGTTGACTTAAGTTTCCTTTAGTTGGATAATTTAAGAGTTCTTTAATTTCGGAGCGAGTCCATGAAAAAGAAACATGTAATCGGCCACTTCGGAACCCAGCGAGCAGTAGCACGTGCATTAGGCATTAGTGATGCAGCCGTATCTCAGTGGAAGGAGATTATCCCTGAGAAAGACGCCTACCGATTGGAAATCGTCACAGCTGGCGCCCTGAAGTACCAAGAGGCCGCATACCGCGTAGCCGCTTAAGCAATACCGCTCTTTAAACAATCAGGCCGCCAGCCTAACCGCAGGCACAAAACTAAGTGGCAAGCCCCACGGCTTGCTCACGTAACTAACCAATCATCACGGAGATAGTAAGAAATGGAACACGCAACATCACGCAAATCAGGAAGCATTGCGTTTATCGGTCGCCACCTTCTGGCCACCGCTCACCAGGCGTTATCAAACACCCGTCAGTCAGTGGTTGCCAGGCTGCTTGAAGTAGCTGATTCGACCATCCTCAGAAGAACCGAAAAATACCCGGAAATTATGGAAACTCTCGCCGCCTGCGGTGTAGAGGATTTTGTGATGTCTGGAGAACGGAAAATGCCGTTGGAACACTACCGGCACCTGATCTGGATACAGCTGGAATATTCACGGCTGCAGCTGGAAATGACAAAAGAAAAGCCGCAAGAGAGCGGGAACTCTTTTGCGGCCTGATGCGAAAAGACTGGATCAATTTACAGGAGTAATTATGTCATCACTTTCACAGTTGTACAAATACAAAGACCAGAACGGCACTGAAACCACGGTACGAAAGACCTTCCTTGTTCCGCTGTCAGAAATCTATGTCGAGCCGGGATATAACGTCCGTGATATCGACCAGGCGCATGTTGAAGAATTCCGGGATGCATTCATTGCAGGTGAGTTTGTTCCGCCGCTGGCAGTTCAGGTCACTGAGCAGGGCGTTAAAGTCATCGACGGCCATCACCGGTATTACGGCGCAAAGCTGGCTACCGAATCCGGTACCGAGATTCCACGCCTGGAGTGCAAAGACTTTGTTGGCACTGAAGCCGATCGCATTGCCTTCATGGTCACCAGTTCTCAGGGTAAGGCTTTGGCTCCACTGGAGCGCGCGGCCGCTTATCTGCGCCTGAGCAATCAGGGTTGGGGAGTTGGTGAGATAGCGAAGAAGGTAAAACGCAGCGTTGCTGACATTGATCACCATCTTCAGCTGCTGGAGTGCGGCGACAGTCTGATTGAAATGGTCAGGGCAGGTGAGGTGGCGCCCACGACTGCGGTCGCTCTTTCCCGCCAACACGGCACACACGCCGCCGCAGTCGCTGAGATTCAACTGGGCAAGGCCAAAGCATCTGGCAAGACCAAGCTTACCAAATCAGCGGCAATGCCTCAGTTCAGCGCTCACAAGGCACGTCGACTGGCTGAATTGCTGGTTGATGCTGAGTTCGATGTTGATGGTGGTTTTCATCAGCTGATCCTCTCGCATGGCACCGTTGAAGAAATCAAACGCATCCTCGCTGAATACCGTTCTGGTATTAGCGACAACACAGGCCGGGAGAAATCATGAACCTCGCCTATTCAAACGTAAGACCCATACGGCCCGATAAGCAGGCCACTGACAGACCGGAGGCAACCGGTAAGGGGTTTGCCTTGCTGCACAGAAAAATTATGGAGCTGCCTTTCTACAGGACGGATTCTGATGCTGTTCATCTGTGGATTCACTTCATCCTTTCTGCCAACCATGCGCCAGGACCGGTAGCCACCGAGTTTGGTGAATTGCTTTGCAGGAGAGGCGAGTTCATTACCGGGCGGCATACCCTGGCACAGGAGACGGGAATTGACCCCAACAGGATTAAGTACCTGCTTCTGAAGTTCGAAAAATTGGGGATGATCAGCAAGGAATCGAACAAGAAATTTTCGAAGATTCTGGTCACAAAATACGACGATTATCAGCAAAAAGTTGTGCCAACAGATTGCCATCAAAGTGCCAACGCAATCCCGCTTACAGCAAGGGATGGCGGTGAGGTTGTGCCAACAGATTGCCATCAAAGTGCCACAAACAATATAACATCTAATACTAACGTATTAGATTCTAGTCAGAGAATTTCCCCTCCTGCCGTCCAGCAAGAAAAACCTCAACGACCTGAAGCAGCCATTCAATCATCGAAAGGTGACAAGTGGGGAACTGCTGACGATCTGAAAGCGGCTGAGTGGATGTTCGATGTGGTGAAGGCAATCGAGCCTTCTGCAAGAAAGCCCGCCTTTGCAGGATGGGCAAATGACATCCGGCTGATGCGCGAGAAAGACGGCCGCGACCATCGCGACATGTGCAGCCTGTTCCGCTGGGCCAGCCAGGACAGTTTCTGGTGCGGCAATGTTCTTTGTCCTGCAAAGCTTCGTGAGAAGTGGTCGCAGCTGGCAATCAAACGCGACAAGGCGAAATCCGGTACCGGAACTGGCAAGCCTGTCCTGGACTTCAACAACACTGACTGGGCAGAGGGGTTACAGCTATGAGAAATCTGGTAACGGCCATCCAGAACCGTGATGGCAAATCACTTCAGCAGATGTACGCGCCTGAAAAGCCTGTCCAGCAGGTGCCCGAGCAGGCGATCAAGATATTCAACGAATTGTTCCGGGAGCTTAAAGCGGCATTCCCCGCGCTGATGGCAACCATCAAAGAGCAGGATGACCTGAATGAGCTGCGCCGCCAGTGGGTATTGTCATTCGCTGAGAATGGCATAACCAGCATGGATCAGGTGAAGGCCGGGATGAAGATCGCCCGCCAGCAGGAAACACCGTTCCTCCCGTCGCCCGGCCAGTTTGTTGCCTGGTGCAATCAGGGTGAAGCAAGCCGTCATGGGCTACCTGATGCGGATGAGCTTTACGACATGGTGATGACCTACAGCGCGCGGCGCGGTGATTTCTCGACACCTGAAGCCTACCCCTGGCCAAACAATCCGGCCTACTGGATGGTGACAAAGCTCTATTCGGAAATGCGATCACTGAACCTGACCGATCCAGATTTGCGTAAGCGCTGCGCTAAAGAGCTGAAAACCATGTCCCGCCGTATTCAGGCTGGCGAACCAATCCCGGCACCGGTAGTGCAGATACCAAAACTGCACATCCCGGTTAGCAATGAGAAAGGCCTGGATAAAATCGCTGAGATTCGCAGCAAGCTTGGTTTGGGCCAGCCAGCGCGTAAGGGAGGGGAGTGATATGAAGTCCACACCAAAAAACGTGATAATACTTATTCAACTTGAAAGTGGAGAGTTGGTACAGCGCCCGCTCAAGCGCGAAGAAGTGAATTTCGTACTTCCTATTTTGCAGGAATTCGACGGTGGAACGTTGAAGGTAATCCCGGCACCTGCCGGACTTGTTCTGGAGAGCAATCATGACTGAAGAGTTATGCAGGGCGAAGTTTGAAGCATGGATTATGACGATATTTAATCTAATCTTGCGGCGGGATGAAAAAGGACGATACCTCTCAATTTATGTCGAAATGCGATGGGAATCTTGGAAGGCCGCCTGGAACGCCCGCGCTGAGATGGAGAAGAGTGATGACTGATTACAGCGAGATGAGTGACTTCGAGATTAACAAGGCCGTGGCAATAAAGCTTGGACTCAAGCCTTACTACGATGATGGTAAGTACAGCCATGACGGTGAATTTGTTGTGACTCGCGGGCCGAAATGTTTGGGCCGCTGGGAGCCATGCAAAGAGCCACATCAAGCATGGTCGATTATAGTGGAAAAAAAAATAAGTCTTAATGCCCACGGCCTACACGCATGGATGGCATGGAAAAACACTGGTAGTACCCTTGAAGAAATAAGCAGCAACAGGCATCAACACAGTGCTATTTGGGATAACCCTCTCCGCGCCGCAATGATTGTCTTCCTGATGATAAAGGAGCCCGAAAATGACAGCTGAAGTTATCCCACTCAAGCGTCCCGACCACGCACAAGGCGTGAAGGATGCACTGACATTGCTAAAGGTGCTTGTCCTTGGCGGCCACAGCCTGATGACCATCAACGATGTGATTTTGAAGGCGGAAGACAGCCTGGCTAAGTTGCAGGAGCAGAACACCCGGAGGTGATCCGTGCAGATCGAAATGCTCAAGGGCGCGGGTGGCGTGTTCTCTCCGGCATTCGAACATGACCTTCAGCGACTGACTAAATTCAAGAATGGCGAGTTATATACCGCCGAAATCAAACTGACCCGCAATCCATCCTTCCACCGAAAAACCTTCGCATTCTTCAACTTCTGCTTCCAGCACTGGGCTGCTGATCGGGTAGGGCTTGAGCATGCGGATGAAGTCACTCAGTTTGACCGATTCCGAAAGGACTTAACGATCCTAGCTGGATTCTATGAGCAGACGGTTCGCCTGAATGGTGATATCCGGACGGAAGCAAAAAGCCTGGCATACGCCAGCATGGAACCAGATGAATTTGAGCGCTGCTATTCCGCGCTGATCAATGCCGCGATAAAGCACATCTTCGCCGGAACCCGCGACCCCAATCTACTTAACCAGCTTCAGAGCTATTTCTGAGAGATACCTATGAGCAAATACACCCTGATTTATGCAGATCCGCCTTGGGCTTACCGCGATAAAGCAAACGACGGTGAACGTGGCGCCGGCCACAAATACCAGACCATGACCGTCCCTGACATCTGCCGCCTGCCGGTATGGGATTTGGCTGCTGAAAATTGCCTGCTGGCGATGTGGTGGGTGCCAACTCAACCGATGGAGGCGCTGAAGGTTATGGACGCCTGGGGCTTTCGCCTGATGACCATGAAGGGATTCACTTGGCATAAGACCAATAAGCACAAAGGCAACAGTGCGATCGGAATGGGCCACATGACCCGAGCCAACAGCGAAGACTGCCTGTTTGCGGTGAAGGGGAAATTGCCCGCACGGCTTGATGCCTCTATCTGCCAGCACCTGACCGCTCCACGAATGGGGCATAGCGCTAAGCCACCTGAGTTTCGCGATCTGCTGACAAGGCTGTTGGGCGACGTGCCTCGCTGCGAGCTATTCAGTCGTGACAGCGTGCAGGGTTGGGATATGTGGGGCAACCAGTGCGATCGGGCATTCGACTTATTCCCCGGCGTGGCAGCAAAAACATCAGCGGAGAAAGCAGCATGACAGTACGAGAAGGCATTATCGATTTTCTTCGCCGCCAGTCTGGGTTCATACCTTCCGGCAAGCTTCACCGGTATTTGACACGTAGCGGTTATCACCGCGCCAGTTGTGGCAGTGCACTTGCAAGAATGGTTGCAAGGGGTGAAGTGCTGACACTGGGTAAAAACAAAGACACCAGCGTCAAACTCAACCCGGAATACACGGCAACCGAGCCATCAGCGCGCCAGATAGCAAATCACGCTCATCTTTCAAAGCCGGTATTGCGGCCAGTGGCTCAGGAAGAGGAAATCGAACCCTCAATCTTCGACGAGTGCCGCCAGCACAGCAATATCTATGCATTAATCGACCAGCCGCTTCGCGAGGTCAGGCCATGACCAACAAGCCACCTTACACCCCAAAGGAAACTGAGTACCTGCTCCGTGTTTCCCGGAAAGTCCCTGTTGAGGTATTAGCCCGGCAGCTAAAGCGAACTAAATGCAGCGTCATGAAGTATTGCTGCAAGCAGGGAATCAGCGTACACGTTCCGATAGCCACTCTCAGGCGGGATTATCCGGAAGTCATCGCTCAAAGGAAAAAAATGAGGACAAAATCATGCCGATGACATGGTTCCACCATTCAGACTGCACCACCGAAGAAGCAAACCAGTTAATGCTCAGCTACAACGCCCGCAACATCAAAACCGAAAAGCACCTCGCCGCCGACTACAAGTCCTGGACTGTTTCGGCATTGCTGCCAGAAACCAAATATAAACCGATCCCAAGCAAGCGCTGGGAACAGCCGATATGGAGCAGGTTATGAGTGCTTATTACAACGAAATTGACCCGTTTGCAGCGCAGTGGCTGAGAAACCTTATTGAAGCAGGACACATCGCCCCCGGCGTTGTTGACGAAAGGAGTATTGAGGATGTTACACCAAATGATCTACGCGGATTTACCCAGTGCCACTTCTTCGCCGGAGTTGGAGTCTGGAGTCATGCCTTGCGACAGTCAGGATGGAATGACGATCGGCCAGTCTGGACAGGAAGCTGCCCATGCCAACCTTTCAGCGCGGCAGGCAAGGGAGATGGGTTTGATGATCAGCGGCACTTATGGCCACATTTCCACTACCTCATTGAAAAGCTCAGGCCTGAAACAGTCTTTGGAGAGCAGGTTGCGAGCAAAGACGGGCTCGCTTGGTTCGACCTTGTACAAGCTGATCTGGAAGGAACGGGATACGCCTCAGCTGCGCTTGATCTTAGCGCTGCGGGCTTCGGTGCTCCGCACATCAGGCAACGCATCTTCTGGGTGGCCGACGCCAACCGCGAACAACGGCACGGGCGCAGGGACGAGCGGGAGACAGGGTGGAATGAACCTGCAGACGCAAGTGCAACTTGCGGGTTGGCAAACCCCAGTAGCAAACGATGCAACAGGGTCAACACACTGCTACAGCGGGAAGAATGCGGACGGGACGCCGAAAATATGCTTGAAGCTTCCGGGCACGGCGAAGTTAGCAGGCTGGCCGACGCCCATGGCAGGCACACCTGCACAGAACGGAAACAGTGCAGCGGGCAACACGGACAGCAGCAGGAAAACATCTGCGCTCTGCGGAGCTCATGTTCAGGGATCGGGAATCGACATAACAACACCAATGCCAACACCTCAGCGACTAAAGGCTTCTGGAGAGATGCTGATTGGCTCTTGTGCAGAGATGGAAAGTGGAGGCCAGTTGAACCCGGCACATTCCCGTTGGCTCATGGCGCTACCCAAAGAGTGGGACGACTGCGCGCCTACGGCAACGCAATCAATGCGGAAGTCGCGAAAGGTTTCATAGAGGCATATATGGGAGTAGGCAATGACAATGCAGCCTGACCCAACGTGCATTGAATGCGGCAGGCCACTCAGCGAAGACGAAGCACATTGTTGTGACGATTGCGCTGCCTGGATGCTGGAAGACCCGAACGCCAACATAGCAGGAGGAGACGATGGCAACAGTCATCAAGCCGCCGAAGAAGCCTAAGCCGAAGAAATGCAAATGCTGCCCCACCAAGTTCACACCCCGCAACAGCCTTCAGACCGTCTGCTCTCCCAAATGTGCAATCCAACTCGCTAACCAGCTATCCGATCGCAAACAAAAGCGACTGGAGAAAGCTGAGCGTGCTGCATGGAACAAGCGCAAAGCCGATGTTAAGCCGTTAAGCCACTGGATGAAGTTAGCTCAGCAGGCCTTTAACGAGTTTATCAGAACGCGGGATGCAGAGGATTTATGCATAAGTTGCGGGAGGATGCACGATGGTCAGTGGCACGCAGGCCATTTCAGAACGGTTAAGGCGTCACCAGAAACAAGATTTGATGAAGATGGGTGCCATAAGCAGTGCATGCCATGCAACCACCACCTCAGCGGAAATATCCCAGGATACAAGCCGAACCTGATTACCAAAATCGGGCAAGAGGCATTCGACCGGTTGATCGGCCCGCATGAGTTGAAAAAGTGGACGCGGGAAGAGCTGCAGGAGCTGGCGGCGCATTACCGGCAGAAAACCAGAGAGTTGAATAAAAACAGAGAGGCAGCATGAAACCAATCGACCATTACCGGCTGGCTATGTATCTGCAGACGCGAAAGCAACTTGAGAATCGCCTGGCAGAAGTGAACAGCAAAATAGAGCGCGTTCAGTATCAATCCCGGAGCCGAAAGCCATTAGGCCAGCGCATTTTAAATTGGTGGTTCGCATGATCGACTACCTCCGCCAAAAATGGCGTCACCTCCGGCTCTACCGCACCCGCAACACCTTTCCGATTGACTACCGCATCCTCCGCAACACAGCAAAGCTAATGGGAGCCAGAAATGAGCCTAGAATCAGCCGTTAAATACTTCTTCCCAAAGAGCACCCAGATAAGCGACTCACCACGGGCAACCGCGTCAGAGGCATTGACCGGAACTGACCAGATGGCAGCAATGGGAATGGTTCAGTCGATGGCGCCAATGGGGTTTAGCGCGTTCCTGGGGAAAGTTGGGGTAAGTAATAACGACTCCCGACGAGCCGTTACCCTGTTAACTGAATATGCATTACAAACCTGCGATAAGGTTGCCGCCTTACGCAAACTCGATACAGATATTAAACCAGCGGTTATGCAAACACTCGCAACTTATGCCTATCAGGATTATTGCCGCAGCGCAGCCAGCCTCAAGCCGTGCGATTGTTGTGCCGGTGAGGGCTTCATTGCTGCAGAGGTGGTGACGATGAAATCAATGCTGTCAGGTGGGCCAAACAGGCAGGTCAGGGAGCAAGTCAAAGTCCTGTGTAAGTCCTGTAAGGGTAAGGGTGTTGTCTCGGCAGCCTGCCGGGATTGCAGCGGTAGAGGCCGGGCGGTCGATCGCAAAAAGACGGAAGAGCAGGGCTTGCCGGTAATGGGTGACTGCAAGCGCTGCAATGCCCGCGGATACGAAAGGATACCGTCCACCGAAGTTCACCGGTCTGTGTGTGGGATAACCGATGCAATCACCCTGGATACATGGAAAAAGAGTGCAAAGGCATTCTATGATCATTTAATTGGAAAGCTGGAGATTGAAGAATCATGGGCCAATTCAGCCTTAAATAAAGTCACCGCATAGCGCAATAAGAAATAGCTCATTAATTTATAGTGAGCTATTTACATTTCCCGAAACTGGGGATATAGTCCTATAACACTAGAAATCCGTTGCTTGTTACGGTGAGCTAGAAGGAAGCCCTGAGGTTGATGCCTTGGGGCTTTTGCGTTTTACAGAGTTAATCTTTCTTCCCAGTGAAGTGATTCGTAGCCATCGCCGTGCCAATTGTCAGAGCGACACCTCCGATTGTTTTGGCAATAACTCCCGCATTTTCGGCTAAAGATTTAGTGCATCCAGGGCAGAGCTCTTCGTCATAATCCTTGCCGCCCTTTGCGTAATCATCACATCCTGGTGAGCGGCACACATATAAATCTTTCGCACATTCTGGGCACTGGCACTTGTCACGGGAAAAGGTGTTTTCTTCGATCACGATTGGAGAGACAGTTTCACGGCAATGACCGCAAATTCCTTTATTTTTAGTAGCCATATTTGCACCTAGCTGGTTTAGATAGCGAGGTTATCGGCATACTTATCAGGTTATTTAATAAAAAATTTTTATGGGCTCGCTAATGCGGGCTCTTTTCGTTTTCGTCCCTACCAATCAAAACCCCTCATCGATTTCCCTGTGTGGTAGCGGGCGACTTTTAAATGCAAAAAATCCGCACAGTGGCGGATTCTTTCGGTTGACTACCCCAACGGCAAGGCGGTGCTTTTTCTCTCGACAAGAAAGAGTTTACCCGGACTTGTTCAGTTCACAATGTAACCAATTCCTAAATTGGACAAGTCCCCTTATGCGGGGGTGGAAATTGAAAAGAATGCCAGATAAAGATCCGGGCTACTGGGCGAGCCTGATAGCCTGGCTTTATGCCCACAGAAATGAATCAGGATATGCAGCCTTAGCCGGAGCAATGGCTCTGCTGCGGGCTTCATACTTCGGCAAAGACACGTGGCCACGCCGATTAATGGACGCCGCTATGTGCAGCATCTTTGCCTTCTTCGTTAAGCCAACCTTGCAGGTCATCATCTCTATCTTCGGATGGCAGATTGGTGATGATTTCGCCTGGGTGGCGGCAATTCTCATTGGCTTTATCGGTATCGACTACATCTCGTTCCGCTTCAGAAAGCTAACAGATAAAAAGTTTGGAGGCACTGATGAAGCTCAGCAATAACGGCGTTGCGTTTATCAAGCGCGAAGAGGGCGAGAAGCTAACTGCTTATGCTGACTCGGTAGGCGTCCTGACTATAGGTGTCGGCCACACAGGCGCGGTAAGTGGGAAGCCAATAACTCGCGGCATGACGATCACTCAGAATCAATCGACGGCCTTACTGCTGAGTGACCTCGCCTGGGTGGAGTCATCCATCGGTAAATCGGTGAAAGTGCCACTCACCCAAAACCAGTATGACGCGCTCTGCAGTTTCGTCTTTAACGTGGGTAAGTCCGCCTTTGAGAATTCCACTCTACTGAAGAAGCTGAATGCCTGCGATTACGCCGGTGCTGCCGATCAGTTCTTGCAGTGGAAGCGAGCAGGAAACATCCCTGACCTGCTATTGCCACGCCGCAAGAGAGAAAGGGAGCTATTCAAAACATGAACATCATCGCCGGACTCAAAAATTACTCGCACATCATCGTTATTGGACTCATCTGCGTGGCGCTGTGGGGGCTTAATGCCCGCAACTCTCAGCTAACTGCAACCAACGAGAGACTGGAGCAGTTAACCAATAGCAAAGATGATCAGATTAACGATCTTCGTTCCAAAAATGATGACCTAGCAACCAGCGTGAAAGACCTAGTCACAGCAGTGAAACAACAGAATGCCGTCATGTCTCAGGTAACCGAGCAACGGGCAGTCACAGCACAGCAAAACAGGAAGCTCCAGAGTGAAATCAAACGTTACCTTGCAGCGGACAAGTGCGCTGTCGCTCCTGTTCCCCCTGATGCTGCTGACCGGTTGCGGGACGCAGCAAAAGCCACAGGTGGAGTACCGGACAATAAAGCAGCCTCAGTTAAGTCTGCCCGCTGAACTGATAAGCCAGATTGATGTTCCGCCGGTGCCTGACAATTTTACGTTTGGTGAAAGCGTGTCACTGAATGCTGAGCTGTTCGGCCTGCTGGGTCAGTGCAACATTGACAGATCGGGGATCAGAATGATTGAAGCCACCATAGCCTCGCAGCAATAGCGGGGCTTTTTTATACCTGCAGTACCCCGCGCACCGAAAGCGCGCCAACCCTCCGAAGAACCTGTTTAGGAATGAAGCCTGAGGAAGCCGGTATGACTGGTGATTCTCTTCGGGCTGGCTTCCTGTTCGGCAGGCTTCATCTCTAAAAAGGTAAACGCAATGAAAAACCTGATGGATATCATTAAAGTAAGGTCGACTAAATCTCCATCATGACAATGGTGTATCATCTATCCAGGTTATGTTGTATTAACATTATTTTCACTAATGATTTTTTACTTTATAGTGATAAACTTCCCTCACTGAAGTTGAAAAAAATATGAAAATAACCGGTATTGAAAAAAGCCTGAGCAGTACAGATCTGAACTTTGGAGATCGTTACCTAACCCTTGATGGTGTGCCGTCAAGAACATGGGTGAACCTTTTCGAGGATGCTTATAAAAATTACTTCTCGCCCAATAAGCCTAAAGTGCAAGTCACAAATACTTGGTTGGTTGTTAGTTGTCCATTGAACGATCTTCAGTCTCATATAAATACTCTTACTGGTCTAATTCAAAGGGTAAATGAGCAAGTTGTATCAATGAGGCAGCAAGCCGAAAGGAAGGCACAAGAGCAAAGCATGCTAGATAGTGAGAACAAAAGAAAAGCTGATGAGGCCTATAACAAACTTAAATTTGACTAAGAATTAATTTAGCCTTCATAACCGCCCCTCCCTCCGGGCGGTTTTATTTTGTGCTGAAAACTGCATTCACTGAGTTCAACTTTCAGCATAAACACACTGAGTCATCGGTTGCCGGTATCGGCATTGCCGAGGGTTGCATTTGCCTTGAGAGCAGGAAAATCTGAATGGCTGACACATACCACATCACAGTAACCACTAAGTCAGGTGAAACTCACGAAGGCCTGATGAGCCGATCACAACCAGAGATGGTTAACGGCTTCATCGGTGTAGCCAAAGAAGACGGCTCATGGGTTTACCTGGCACCGGACGACGTGCTCAAGATGGAGTACGTACCCGATAGCGATGAAGAAGCCAAATAACTACAGCGTTGATGGTTGGTGCGTATGCGATTGCCAACTCAATTAATTTCGTAAGCATAAATATCTCCTATTAACCATTTATGGGCGGCAGCATGTTAGCTCCCGATAGTGAGTCGCATTGCGCGATTCTATTGTAGTGGTTAATGGTTGGCGCAATTCATGGCAGAGTCATGGGTCGGCCTGCTTCTCTTGTCGGTGTTAATCACCCTTAATATTTTGTCTCCTGTAGTAGACAAGGAATCCAT